GAAATTGAACAACCTCTTCAATCAATTAGGAGGAGCGGCTGGTCTTTCTGTTGCTGGCTTTGCGGCAATGTCTCACTCAGTCCTAACATTGGCTGGCAATCTTGATGATCTTTCAAAGACATACGATGTAAGCATAGCAAAAGTTTTACAGTTTCAAAACGCCATCATTCAGGCGGGTGGTAAGTCTGAAGACGCTGGCAAGATCATGGCGACGATGTTTGCCAAGATTGCAGAGGCTCAACAGGGAAATGAAGCGGCAATAGCAACCTTTGAGGACTTGGGGATTTCTTTTCAAGAATTGAGATCGATGAACCCTGAGCAAGCATTGACTCGGGTGTATCAAGGGCTGGCAGGGATCGGCAACACATACGATCGAATCAAAGCAGTCAAAGAGATTCTCGGTCGAGGAGGCTTACACAAATCAGTCGAAGAGATTGCCGAGGCACTTGGTCAATCCACGGCTGAATTCCGTCGCCAAGAACAGGCGCTCAAAGCATGGGCAGAACTAGGCGATCGTATTGATCGAATGATGCTCAATTTGAAATTGGCATTCGCAGAATTCTTTAAAGTATTTACAGGAGGCGATTTCGTTCCGTCTGTCAATCAATTCAAATCTGCGATGGTCGCCATTACGGCGGTAGCAGTAGTAAGCGGAATGTTTAAATTGGTTGCCGCTTTCAGGGCATTGAATACGGCTCTCAAATCAACTGCGGCTCTTGGCATGGCTTTATCGGCGGCGGGGGGTATCAGGGGCATTGCTATGGCGGGTGCAGGCTTGGCGGCTTACTTTGGGGCAATGAAAGCCTTTGAAAGTGCTGATGCCGAAACTGACGCAATTGAGCCAGTAGTTAAAGAGGGTGGCGGCACACCTGAATCAGGAAAGACTGGCGACCGCAGAACCATTGCCGCCGCTCAAGCAAAACTCAAATTGGCAAAAGAGATGCTTCAACTTGATCAACGCCGACACGAATTTCAAATGATGTATTTGACAGGCAGTCAAGACGAATTGGCTCTTTCACTAAGTGCAGTTCAATTGCAAGAGGATTTAGCAAAAGCAGAGCAAATGCGGGCAGAGGCTTTAAAAGCAGAAAATCTAAGTGCGGCTCAAAAAGGAATTATTCAGCAACAATTTAATCATGACTTGAAAAAAGCCGAGCAAGAGCGTGAACAGCGAGATGAATTGATTAACGCAAAGCGAAACTTAGCAATTCAATTTACTGAGCGACAGATTGACAATGAATCAAGATTGGCGGCAATCAAAGGGGATCAGGCTCGACTCGAAAACGAGCGAGTTCACATGACTACTTTTGCTTTTGAAAAACAGAGAGAGGAATTAGCACTTCAAGAAAAATTGCTGAATTTTGAATTTCAGCGAAATGAACTCAAGGCTCAATGGGCAGGAAAAGAATACTCGACTGAATATAAACAAGGAATGGCATTGATCAATGGGGCAGAAGCGACAGAGCGTCAACTTTCAAACATTCGTCAAGCAGGAGTCGAGGCAGAACGCAAACGTCAAGAAGATTTTGTGACGGGCTGGAATTATGCCTTTGAGCAATACGTTAAGAACGCACAGAACTATGGTCAATTGGCTCAAGATATGTTTGGCTCTTTTGTCAGCAATATGAATTCTGCTATTGATACATTCGTGAGGACTGGTAAGTTTTCATTTAAAGATTTTGCTAAGAGCGTAATACAAGACATCATGGCAATGATCTTGAAATTCCAAATGTTGCAAATGGTCAAGATGGCGGCAGGAGCGATGGGCTTTAGTCTTCCCGGATTCGCAGACGGCGGCTCACCGCCTGTCAATCAACCATCTATTGTGGGAGAGGCGGGACCTGAAATATTTATTCCTCGAACCTCAGGGACAATTATTCCGAACAATCGTCTTTCTTCAGCAATGGGCAAAGGTCAATCAGTAACTTACAACGGACCTTACATTGCCAATATGCAAGCGATTGATACTCAATCAGCACAGCAATTCCTTGCAAAAAATAAAATGACTATCTATGCCGTAAACCAATCTGCGGCAAGATCAGTCCCAACGAGCAGGTAAAAATATGAGCCTAACAACTATCCTTTCTATTAGTGAGAACATCTCAATCAATGATCATCGATTCGTTGGTCAGGTGGTAAGCCGCAATCAGCGAATCAGCACAAGTGAGATTTTGACAGTCGTTCCTTTTGGATTCGACCTTCAACCAATGAATTATCTTTTGTATTCTCAGAGCAGAAGCCTTTTGAGTTCTTTAAGAATCCCTGACAAAGCCCTTGAGCAATATTTGAATTTTGCCTCTACAGGCTGGTCAAATTACATTGACTATCAAGGGGACATGACTCGCACTCAAGCGATTGCTTGCTATTGGCAGACTTCATCGGCAAACAAGAATCTTGTCCTCGGCTCATTGCCAAGCATTGATGACGCAAAATATATTGTTCGTGCTGGAGACTTCTGTCAGGTTGGCAGATACTCATACATAGCCACGGAGGATGTTCAGAGGGGGGTAGGATCGACTGTAACGATCCCAGTCCACCGCAACCTTATCACACCCGTTTCATCGCCTCTAGCGGCGGTTATAGGGCAGTATGGGACGACAGTCTCAATGGGCGGTGATACCTATACGGGAATCACATTCCCTGTCATTCTAAGGGATTACCCTACCTACACTTTGATGCCCATTACAAATGACTCATACATCCAATGGTCGGGGTCTTTCAAAGCATTTGAGAGCGTGCTATGAACCCGATCTTGCCAGTCATTGACACCAACAATATTCGCTTTGCCGACTTCGTTCGAGTAACGACTCCGTCTGCAACCTATCGGATGGCATCGACTCCATCGGCTCTCATAGTCCCTGAAGTCGACTCTCAACCATTTAATGCTCTTGGCGTTCTCATTAAGGCTGGCGATGCACAACGAGACATAAAAAGCACGGCTAATGAAACGACATTTACTTTAGTTGGACTTGATACGGCAATGCTAGGGTGGGTTCTAGGGCAAGAGATCAAAGGCTCACAAATTGAAGCATGGCATGGATTCTTTAATCCTGAAGGCGAATTGATCACAGACGGTGGAAGTGGCGGTCTGTATCAATACTTTAACGGGTATGTGACTTCATTCTCAATTACTGAACAATGGATGGAAGAGGTAAGAGAATTTGTAGGCGTTATTACTGTTGCCGCTTCATCGATTCAATTGATCTTAAAAAATCGCTTTGCTGGTCGATACACGAATGACAATTCATGGCAATTCTTTTACCCTGACGATACAAGCATGAATCGAGTGGCATTCATTACCTCGATCAATTATCAGTTCGGCAAAGGTGCGGAGCCGAATCAATGATACGAGAGGCAAATAAGCATGACAAAGACTCAATCATTGAGATGATGAAAGAGTTTCGAGATTCTGCTGATTTCATTGAAATTCTTGCCGATGACAATATTGAATATTGGAATCGATTGCTTGACTCGATCTTTGCGGGGGCGGGAAAAATCTTTTACCAAGAAGGTAAAGGATTATTGATGAGCGTAATCATGCCGACTATATGGGATGACAAGGGTTTTGCCCTGCATGAATTGGCTTGGTATGTTCGCCCTGAACATCGCCGAGGACTGACAGGCTTTCGCCTCTTTGAGTCTTACATTCGATATGGCAGGGAATTGAAAGACGCTGGCAGGATTAAATACTTCACAATGACAAAATTAGATGTAAGCCCTGATCTCGATTATGGACGATACGGCTTTCGGAAAAAAGATGAGAACTGGATTCAATGATGAAAAAAATATACTTAATCCTTTTCCTTTTGTTCTTTTCAATCCCTGCTTTTGCAGTAGGGACGATGATTGCTGTTGGACTTATAGGATTGACTGCTGGTTCTTTTGCGGCAGTCGCCGTTGCGTTTGCAATCAATATGGTTGTTTCAGCAGTAATCTCAAAAGCATTTTTTAATCCTCAGCAAGGTGCTGACGGAGCGGGAGGGGCGGGGTCTCAGCCTGATGTCGGTAATCGCCAGCAAGTCCCGCCAGCAACTGATAATAAATTGCCTGTCGTATATGGAGAGGCTTATGTCGGGGGCACGATCGTTGATCTTTCAATTACTCAAAACAGCCAATGGCTTTTCTACGTAATGGCTCTCTGCGAGGTGACAGGACCAGCAGACGATCCCGATCAAATCACATTTGGCGACATTTACTGGGGCGGGAAAAAAGTTATCTTTAGAGAGGATGGCTATGTAGTCGACTCTCTTTACGATGAATCAACTGGTGGCTATGACACAACAGTATCAGGCAAGATTGCTTTTTATCTTTACGACAATGGTTCATTCTCGCCGACCAATACGACTTTGACCGCTATTGAAGTCATGCAATCATCTGGCTTGATTTACACATGGGATAGCAGTAAAAAGATGAGCAATACGGCTTTTGCAATCATCTATCTCTCATACAGTCCAAAAGCAAATATTACAGGCATTGCTCAGACTCGATTCCAAGTCTTTAATTCAAGGACAAAACCGGGAGAGTGCTTATACGATTACATGACAGATCAGCGATATGGAGCGGCTCTCCCTGTCAATCAAATTGATACTGATAGCCTTGCGGCTCTTGATGTTTATAGTGATGAGATCATTACATACACTCCTTATGATGGTGGGACGCAGACCATCCCTCGATTCCGCTTTGATGGAGTCATTCAAACAGATCGAGCCGTTCTAGATAATATGCAGAACATGGCAGATTGTGCTGACTGCCTAATCAAATACAACGAGATCACTGCGAAGTGGGGAGTCATTGTTCAATCTCCTGATTACGATGTGGCTATGCACATTGACGATAGCAATATCATCTCAGCAATCACGATTAACCCGACAGACATAGCCGCTTCATACAACATCATTGAATGCAAATTTCCTGATAATTCAAATCAAGATGCTTTCAATACTGCGACATTTGATCTTGCTCAGATTGCCCCTGAACTTCTTTTTCCGAACGAGCCAATCAATAAGCAATCCGTAAGTCTGCCATTAGTAAACAATGATGTCAGGGCGCAATTGATTGCGATCAGGATGCTCAAAGCGGCAAGAGAGGATCTGAATATTCAATGTGCCATTAGTTATGTTGGTTTGCAATTAGAGGCAGGAGACATCCTCACGATTACAAATGTCAACTATGGATGGGAAGACAAGCCATATCGAATTATTAAGGTCACGCAAAAGTTTGATGATACGGGGGCAGTAATTTGTGATCTTTCTTTATCAGAATACAACGCTCAAATCTTTGATGATGAAAGCATCACTCAGTTCACTCCTGCTCCTAACACGGGAATTGGTAGCCCTTTAATATGGGGACTTATTGATCCCCCTACCTTTGGCACTTCCTATCCGCTATCGCCTGATCCTTATTTCACGGTCTATGTAAAGACCCCAGTCTCAGGCATTGTGCAATACGCAGAAGTTTGGTATTCGGCTTTTCAATATCCCACAGAAGATCAATTGATCTTTATTGGGACTTCTCAAGTTCAATCAAGCGGCACACCATGGCCTGCAGTTTTTACTTTGCCAGCAATTGATCTAGCATTGGCATCGGGCGATTGGTATTTCTTTACTCGTATGGTAAATAGTCTTGGAGCATCTCGCTATTCATTGGCAAGCACCAAATTGACTTGGCGACCAAAGACTTTTCAATACGAAAATCGATACCTAGTCGTTGCCTACGCAGACTCAAGTTCAGGAGCCTCAATAAGTTCAAGCCCTCGCAATAAGTCTTACTATGGATTATTCAATTCGACCACGCCTAATTACAGTAGCAATCCTGATGACTACACTTGGTATCTTGCTTCGGATAATTTCAGCACAGACAATTATCTTTTGTATTGCAACCGATCCAACCGCCGATTCACTTTGGCAGTAGGCAATGCTGGCTTTCTCAATCTGAATGGATCGTTCGTCCCAACAGAAACATCAATTTACGATCAGACTATTTGGAGTGGCTTACAGGATGGCACAAATTACATTGATCTCGATGAGAGATCAGGGCAATTGACTAAAGTAGGCACGACATCAATCAGTAGTGCTGACGGGCTAGTAAGCGTCACAAATAACACTAACGGAACAATGATCGTCTCATTGGAGAAGTTCTTAAATTTTGGCAACGGGGTCTATACGAAAACGGTTGCACCCTCTCAATTGACGATTGATGTTTTTGGTCGAGTCGTAGGATTTACTCAGCAAGATGATTTCTTTTTTACAGAGACAGTCTTTTCTGCAACGGCGGGGCAAACAGTTTTTACTGTCACTCATATCGTGGGGCAAATTCTTGTATTCAGAAACGGCATTCTGCTTTCAACTTCTGAATATTCTGAGACATCATCAAATGTGACTTTGACCAACGCATGTGCAGTAGGCGAAAAGATCGTCACTTTAAGCATGAGAGTTACAAGTTACGCTGATTTTTATGCCCCTCTTAACATCAGCATTGCCTCATCTACATCAACAACAGTCACTTACCTTGATCTACCTTTTCAGGAAATCAAAGCAGGAGATGTTCTTTCTTTTAGCAATGTTGGATCTCCTTCAACTTTTACAGTAGCCTCTATAAACACAACGACTAAAGTCATCACATTCACAGGCACTATAAGCGGGGCGACGGCTGGCAATACGATTTATCAATTCAGAGCGACTGGTGCTTCCTACGCCCCGTATAGCCGCTTTGAGGCTGATCTAAGTGCCGTGTCCTCTTACTCGCCTTCTGATTATCAAATCAATAGTGGCTATGAGCAAGTGTATGTAAACGGCTCTCAATTCAACGAGGTAGATTACGATCTTTCCGCAAATACTCTTGGCGGCTTCCCTTCTGCTTTGACTGGCAAATTGAACATCATTCTTTTTGCGGCAAACAATTTAGGTGTGCCATGCTCAAATATTACGAACACGGTCGCTTACACAACTTCAGGGGCAACCACTTACCCATTCTCAAGCAACCCATTGGCTATGGAACTTTACGCTAATGGGGCTATGCTAGTGAAAGGGGCGACGTATGATTACACGGCGACTGCCACCAATTTTATTTTGACTCAGCCTTACGACAATAATTTCACACTTTTGAATCAGCAAACTTTCGCCCGTATAGGAGCCGCATAATGACACAAGCCTACAACTTATCTCAACTCGCAAACAATTTGAATTCAACGGGGCAACTTGACGCTACCGATGGATTGGTTAACGCAGTCCCAATTGCAAACGGGGGGACGGGAGCAACGAGTGCGGCGGCGGCAAGAACCAATCTTGGCGTTGCTCAAGCAGTCTACGCAGTCCCAGCAGGGGGCATCATTATTTGGTCAGGCTCTGTCGTTTCTATTCCGACGGGGTGGTATTTATGTGATGGAGCAAATGGCACTCCCGATTTAAGATCACGATTCGTTGTCGGGGCAGGAAGCACTTACAGCCCTAACAATACAGGGGGATCGGCAGATGCAACCCTTGTAAGCCATACTCACACGGCAACAGTAACCGATCCGGGACATTTTCACTACACACACAATGGCGGCACATTGACCGCTCCTGCAGGCGGTGGTGCTGGTCAGCAATCATCTGATACAACATCTGCGGTCACAGGCATTACTGTTTCTAATAGTACCGAAGGCACTTCAGCAACAAATGCTAATTTGCCTCCTTACTACGCTTTGGCATTTATCATGAAGTCTTGATCTTTTAGAGAGAGATTGATTACAATACCTATACACTACAAGACATGATTCGTAGCCCTGTAAGTGCATAGGGCTATTAACCGAGATTAGGAGAAATCATGGCAGTTTTTAATAAAAACAGTCTGTATCAAATATCGGGATTTAACAACCCGATCATTGCTGGTGAGTTAGTTTGGGAGCAACAAACTTATTGGAATCTTGTCTTTACCAATTCGGTATCGACTGCCCCTGTTGATCTTTCGGGGGCGACCATCTCGGCTGAGATTACTCGCCGATTGATCTCAAACCTCACCGATACCCGCAATGGCTTAACTTTTGACATTGCGAATTACCCCGAAGTAACTCCTGTAATCGACCTCAGCATCACCAATCGAGATGATGCGGCAGGGGCTTTTACTCTTGTGATTGATGACACGGCATGGGACTTGATAGCCTCTGATCCTGAATTGAACATAGCAATCAATGATTGCGTGGCATTTAGCGGACGCATCAAAGTTTCTTTTCCTGCCAATATGTCTACCCCTGCGGAAGACAACATCATCTTTCTGCTTTTCTTGGTTCGATCTGATGGCATCGTGCAGGAGAACCCATAATGGCGAATCTCTCAATCATCGTTCAAGATGGCAACAATCTTGAAGTAGTTGTCACGCCTCAACCGACCAACACGATTTCAATAGATCGAGGGGTTGCTGGTGTTGGTATCGTATCAATCACTTTGGTCGACATCGATGATCAAACTTACCTTGATATTGTCTATACCAATGGAACGTCTGAGCAACTAGGACCTCTTGACACGGGCGTTTACTTTGGCGTCAGCCCGATCTCAATTACTGGCAACGACATATCTTTACTTGACACCGCCGTTACGACTGGCACATACGGGTCGGCAAGTAAAACAGTCACCTTCACAGTCGATTCAAAAGGTAGATTGACTGCGGCATCTCAGCAAGACATTAGCATTCTCCTTTCGCAAGTTTCTAATGCTGGAACGATCGCCAGTCAAAACGCCAACAATGTCAGCATCACTGGTGGCTCAATTACAGGGATCACCGATCTTGCTATTGCAGATGGCGGTACAGGAGCATCAACTGCTCAAACTGCAATCAATAATCTTGCAGGGGCGACGACGAACCGCTACTTCTTGAGAGGTAATGGCACGAATGCAGTCATGTCAGCAATTGAAGTCGCAGATGTCCCGACTCTGAATCAAAATACAACTGGCTCTGCTGGATCGGTAGCCAATGCTTTGACGATCAGCACGGGGCTTAGTGGCTCATCCTTTAATGGCTCTGCGGCAGTCACAATTGCTCTTGCGACAGGATACGGCGATACGCTTAATCCTTACGCATCTAAAACAGCAAACTACTTTCTAGCGGCTCCCAATGGCTCTGCTGGACTGCCAACTTTTAGAGCCATCGTTGGTGCTGACATCCCGACTCTGAATCAGAACACGACGGGTAGTGCGGCAACGTGGACGACGGCTCGCAATCTGTCTTTGACAGGAGATGGCATTGCCACTCTTGCGGCAGTCGATGGGTCTGCGGCGGTCTCATCAACTTTTACTTTGGCAACTGTCAATTCAAACGTTGGCACATTTTCAAAATTAACAGTCAATGGCAAAGGGCTAGTGACTGCGGCATCACAGGCAAGTCTTTCCGATCTTTCTGCACCAACAGGATCTTTTGCTTTTGGCTCTCAGAATCTTACTTCTCTTGCTGATCCTATCAATGCTCAAGATGCGGCAACCAAGAATTACGTTGATTCTGTCGCTCAAGGGCTTGATGCCAAAGGTTCATGCAATGCAGGGACAACTGTCAATATCACCCTTTCAGGAACTCAGACAATCGATGGCGTAGCCGTTATTGCTGGCGATCGAGTTCTAGTCAAGAATCAGACTGCCCCTGCAGAGAATGGAATCTATGTTGTAGCGGCAAGTGCTTGGTCTCGGTCTACTGACATGAACACATGGGCAGAAGTCCCAAATTCTTTTACTTTTATTGAGGGCGGCACGACTCAGGCAGATACTGGGTGGGTCTGCACCTCGCCAGCAGGGGGCACTTTAGGCGTAACGGCTATTACTTGGACTCAATTCTCGGGTGCGGGCACTTATTCTGCTGGCACGGGCTTGACCCTGACTGGCACTCAATTCAGCATCACCAATACTGGGACGGCTGGCACTTATGGATCAGCCACTCAATCACCAGTCCTGACGACTAATGCTCAAGGGCAAGTCACGGGCGTGACGAATACAACGATCACCCCTGCCGTCGGCTCGATCACGGGGCTTGGAACAAATGTGGCAACTTGGTTGGCGACTCCGACTTCTGCCAATTTAATCTCTGTGGTCTCTGATGAAACAGGTTCAGGCTCTTTGGTCTTTGCGAATAGCCCGACATTGATCACTCCTGCCCTAGGAACGCCCTCTGGGGCAGTTTTAACCAATGCCACAGGCTTACCCCTCACTTCGGGCGTAACTGGCATCCTGCCCGTTTTGAACGGGGGCACGGGGGCATCAACTGCGGGAACGGCTAGAACGAATTTAGGTGCTACGACTCTTGGCTCAAATATCTTTACGATTACCAACCCATCGGCAATCACCTTCCCTCGCTTTAATGCTGACAACACAGTCTCATCTCTTGATGCGGCATCATTCAGAACGGCTATTGGCGCAGGGACTTCAAGCACGACAGGAACAGTCACCTCAGTAGCAATGACAGTGCCGACTGGATTGAGTGTGGCGGGGTCGCCCATTACATCAAGTGGCACTTTGGCATTGACTTTGTCCGCTGGCTATTCAATCCCTACGACTGCTTCGCAGACCAATTGGGATACTGCCTACACAAATACTTTGCAATGGAATGGTGGGGCGACTAGCCTAGTGGCGGCAACGGGTAGAACAAGCCTTGGTGCGACTACCCTTGGTGGCAATATGTTCACGCTCACTAACCCGAGCGCAATCACATTCCCTCGATTCAATGCTGACAATACAGTCTCGGCTTTGGATGCGGCAACTTTCAGAACCGCAATTGGTGCGGGAACATCATCGACTACGGGAACTGTTACAAGCGTAGGTGGAACGGGGACAGTTAGCGGATTGACCCTGACTGGGACGGTTACGACTTCAGGCAATTTGACTCTTGGCGGCACTTTAGCAGTCACGGCTTCAAACTTTGCAAGTCAAACGGCAAATACCTTTTTGGCGGCTCCTAATGGTGTGGCTGGCGTTCCTTCTTTCAGATCGGTTGTAGCGGCTGACATTCCTACCCTAAATCAGAATACGACTGGCTCGGCAGGATCAGTCGCCAATACGCTGACTATTGGGACGGGATTGAGTGGCACTTCGTATAACGGCTCGGCGGCGGTAACAATCGCTTTAGCGAATACTGCGGTGACTGCTGGTGCGTATACGAATGCCAACATTACAGTCGATGCTCAAGGAAGGATTACTTCTGCGGCAAACGGGACGGCTGGTGGCGTAACCTCTTTCAGCGCAGGAACAACAGGGCTAACACCTTCAACTGCTTCGACTGGCGCAATCACTCTTGCTGGCACTTTGGCAATCGCAAATGGCGGGACAGGGGCTACTTCAGCCGCCGCCGCTTTGACTGCCTTAGGCGCATACCCATCAAGCAATCCGAGCGGATTCACAAGCAATACAGGAACTGTCACATCGGTCGCAACAGGCACGGGATTATCAGGTGGCACTATTACGACCTCGGGAACAATATCTCTTGCAAACACGGCGGTGACTGCTGGCTCATACACAAGTGCCAACATCACCGTTGATGCTCAAGGTCGCTTGACCGCCGCTTCAAATGGAAGTGGTGGGGGCGTTTCCAAAGCGCAAGCAATGGGATTCATTTTTACTTTCGGAGGCTAACATGGCGGCACCAAATATCGCAAACTTAACGACGATCACAGGCAAGGCGGTGACCGTCAATCTTTCAACCACATCAGCAACTGCAGTCGTAAGCAATGCGGCGTCATCGGGAAAAGTTTTAAAAATCAATTCTCTTTATGTCGCCAATTCAGACGGCACAAATAGTGCGACGATTGACATCAACTACTATTCAGCCGCCGCCATTGGCGGGACGGCAACGCAGATTGCTTACAAGATCGTAGTTCCTGCGGGGGCTACGCTGATTGTGATTGACAAAGATTCCTATGTTTACATTGAGGAAGACCGATCAATAGGGGCAACGGCAAGTGCGGCAAACAGATTGAAAGTGGTCTGCTCTTATGAGGATTGCTCCTGATGCCATCTCGTTTTAACGGGGGCATAGTAGGACCAAAAAATACCCCGACCCTTTCTGCGGCTTCAGGCGTGTGGAGACTTCCCGAGCAAGAGAAGTTTCAGAATATGGGCGTGTGGCCGACTATGGCTTACAACGCAGAACTTCTCATCATTGCTGGAGGCGGTGGAGGCGGTGGCTATATTGATGGAGGCGGCGGTGCAGGGGGATTACTTTATTACGGGACAGAAACCCCAAAGACCCCAAATGGTGCGGCTCAATCAATTAACGCAGGGCAATCCTATACCGTCACGATTGGTGCTGGCGGTGCTGGCTTAGGCGGCTTTAATGGCACGGGGTCAAAAGGAGCGGACTCTGTCTTTGGTTCTTTCACGGCTTTAGCGGGTGGTGCTGGTGGATATGGAACAGCAACTGCTGGCGGCTCAGGCGGTGGCGGCGGTCACGGAACTGATCCGTCTTATGGCGGTGCGGGGACGGCAGGGCAAGGCTTGAATGGATCATCATCCTATTACGCCGCTCCTTACTATCCATCAGGAGGCGGTGGCGGTGCAGGGGCATCAGCAGTAAGACCACCCGCAGGAAATTACGCTGGCGCAGATGGCGGTGCTGGATTGGCTTACGCTATAAACGGCACATCTACTTACTACGCTGGAGGCGGCGGTGGTGGCACATACCCAAGTGGTTCGCCCTATGGAAGTGGAGGCATAGGCGGCGGCGGTGCTGGGGGCACTTCTGCGACTGCTAATACAGGAGGCGGCGGCGGTGCTTATCTTAATGGAGGGTCAGGCATTGTCATCATTAGATACGCTGGTGCTCAAAGAGGAACGGGCGGCACATACACTTCAGTGGGTGGGTATTCGATTCATACTTTTACGTCTTCAGGCACTTATGTCGGTTAAGGAAAAAATATGCCAAGAGTAAACGGGGGAATCATTGGGACAAATAACACGCCATCGCAATCATTAGCGACAGGGGTTTGGAGTCTTCAGGAGCAACAAGAATATCAAGGCGCATCACTATGGCCTTTGAATACATACGCTATTGAATTGCTAGTCGTTGCTGGCGGCGGCGGTTCTAGTGCTGGTGGTGGTGGTGCGGGAGGACTTCTTTACTATGGTGCTGAAACGCCAAAGACTCCTAATGGCTCTGCAATATCAGTTTTATCGGGAACTGCTTACACAGTTACGGTAGGTGCTGGAGCGGCGGCTGGTTCTAACAATGGCAACAATTCTGTTTTTGGTTCATACACGGCAACAGGAGGAGGCTTTGGTGCTTCCTCATCATCGGTTGGTAATGGCGGCTCAGGTGGCGGTGGCTACTATGGCTTGAGATCAGACGGATTAGTGTTTGGTCCTTATGGTCCCGGAACTGGTGTATCAGGACAGGGATTCGCTGGTGGTCCTTATTCAGCCCCGTCTCGCCCTCCTTCAAGTTCTTACGCAGTGGGAGCAGGAGGCGGTGGTGCTTCCGCAGTAGGATCAACCAACGCAGGGGGAAATAATTGGACTGGCGGTAATGGTGCGGCTGGCTTGCAATATTCAATTAACGGTACGGCTACTTATTACGCAGGCGGTGGCGGCGGTCAAGGCTTCTATACATCTCCCGGAGGGACTGGTGGTTCGGGCGGGGGCGGCAATGGCTACCCATCTTATACCGACGGAGCAATCAACTCAGGCGGGGGCGGTGGAGGCGGCGGGTCTTCCGCAGGGGGATCAGGCATAGTGATCTTGAAATATTTTGGAGCACAAGCAGGGACTGGTGGCACTGTTACCTCTTCAGGCGGTTACACAATTCACACTTTCACTTCATCGGGGACATACACAGCATGAGTCATTTTGCACACTTAACTAATTGGATCGTCGATGATGTCATCGTTGCCGATCAGTCATACATTGATGGATTGCCCAACGCATCCGAGTGGTATCAGACCTCATACAACACAAGAGGTGGGATTTATTACATTCCAAATACAAATACCCCTGATCCTGATCAGTCAAAGGCATTCAGAAAAAATTACGCTGGGCTTGAATTTACCTACGACCCAGTCCTCAACGCTTTTATACCTCCTCAACCCTATCCCTCATGGAATCTCAATCCTGAGTCTTGCTTATGGTTCGCTCCTGTGCCATATCCTGACGACGGGGGCTACCATGTATGGGATGAAGCAACTCAATCTTGGCTATAAATTAAAAAGGATAAGACATGACAACTATCAATTTACAACTTAGCATCGAGGAAGTGAATTTCATCTTGGAAGCATTGGGCGAATGCCCTACCAAATCGGGAGCAATGAACATCATGCTCAAGATTAAAGAGCAAGGTGATCCGCAAGTGCCTGAGGAACTTAAACAAAAGGAATGAGGTGGTAAATGGCACAAGTAGATGCAACCGATGCTCGGTTATCTGTCCATGAAGAAGTTTGTGCAATGCGGTATGAGCAAATCAACGCTCGGCTCAAACGACTTGAGGGCATACTCTTAAAGGCAATTGGCGTCATGCTAGTCGGCATGGCTGGCGTGATATGGGCAACTATTGTGCCCCACGTTGGGAGATAAAAATGGCATGGGATCCAATTACTGCAGTAATTGATATTGGCGGGAAAAATCTTGACAAAATCATTCCTGATGCAAACGAAAGAGCCAAGGCAAAAGAAGAACTTGCCAAAGCAGTCAATGATCAAGACTTTCAACTTTCAATTGCTCAAATTATGGTCAATCAGGAAGAGGCAAAGTCTGACTCTCTTTTCAAATCAGGATGGCGACCATTCGTCGGCTGGACTTGCGGCACGGCTTTTGCCTTGCACTTCGTTATTTTTCCGATCGTTGACAAAATCATGATTTCGTTCGGGCATCAAGCCTTGGCAATCCCTTTTGATATGGGGACTCTCATGACTGTTCTTGGTGGTCTACTTGGCATCGGCGGCATGAGGACTTACGAAAAGATGAAAGGCGTGGCATGACCTTTGCCCTCTCTCAACGCAGTCTCGAAAAACTCCAAGGAGTCGATGACAGGCTGGTGAGAGTAGTTCTTAGGGCTATTGAGATCACTAAGATTGATTTCGGTGTCGTTCAAGGGGTGAGGTCGATGGCAGAGCAAGCCGCTCTCGTCGCAAAGGGTGCAAGCCAAACCATGCAGAGTAAACATCTTGAGGGAAAAGCCGTCGATCTGATGGCTTACATCGATGGGAGAGCCTCTTGGGAACTTAGCCTATACGATGATATTGCCGAGGCAATAAAAATCGCAGGAAGAGAGCAATCCGTCGCTTTGAGATGGGGTGCGGCATGGTCGGTTCGGGACATTACTAAGTGGCAGGGTTCAATGGAAGGAGCAATGAACTCTTACATTGACGAGCGTAGAACGGCTGGTCAACGCCCGTTCATCGATGCTCCGCATTTTGAATTAGTCTAGTCGTCAGTTCTAAAAGGAAATCTTGATCGATGCCGTATCGCTTTTCGAAGCCTTTTGCGCCAAGCCCATGTATTCCCGTGTTGCCTCGATGATGCTCAGGACATAAGGGGATAACGGGAGCGAGGTCTCTTTTCCCTCCGAATCTCCTGATGTGATGCACTTCCGCAGGAGTCGCTCCCTTTCCAAGATGGAGGCAAAGGACGCATCCGAGTTCTGCCGTTTTACCATATAGCCTCTTTGTCTCTGATTTCATAGAAAGGATACAACCTTGTTTGAGGGATTGAATAAAAAGGACCGTTACCTACATCTTTCAGATTCTCATCACAAAGAAACCGATCTCGACCGATCCAGCCGACGATGGCAACTTGAGATGGACGAATCTCAGTCAAGACGAAAAGGTCGGCAGGCTTATCGAGAGAACGCTTTGTTGCATTCAGATTCCCGCCCATTGTCTCAGTCGACTTCACATCGATCAATGCTCCTGAATGCGAAATTAAGTCTGCGCCGAATTTTCGGTAATCGCAATTCAGATCAAAGTGAAGATTGAGAAACTTTGCGACTGCGTATTCCGTCAAGACCCCGTCAATGGCTATTTGAACAGGGTCTTTGCGAGGGTCTTGTTTCATTTCAACCCCTTGCTCCGAAGTAATCTCGTAGCGAAGTTTTCCAACCCCTCTCAGAATTCTCAATTCGGTCTTTGAGAATGTGACCCCGATCATGTGGTGGCTCTCCCTTCAGCCCGAGCAGAGGATTCAAGAGATCGCCAAACTTCTATCTTTGCCTCTGCCGCAATCATGAGCCATCTAAGTCTCTCAGCCTCTCCTACTGCCTGTTGAAGAGCAGAGAGATGTAATTTGTAATCAGGGTGAGAGTAAGCAAAAGTTTCTTTGGCAGATTCAGTTTTCTCAGAGCATGATGCCATGAGGGTCGCTTTGATCGTCTTTCGATATTCAGTCATATATACGACATTTGCCTTTGCGAGAGCGTAGGCGGCGGCGTTGTCTCGAATAAAATCAAGGGCTTTAAATGGGCTGATGTCGGGGTCTGTGTTTGTCATCGGGATTCCTTTTCGTGGTTAATTTTGTAATTGGCATCTCATAATTCTTGAATAGTGATCCGATACATTTTGTCGTTGATGTCAATAACATCAATTGATTTCGTAGTCGAATTGAATTCACCTTCAATGCCGAGGTCGTATTGAATTTTGCCTACCTCTTCAAGCAATTTCAAATCATGATGATCAGCAGTCATCAAGTTTGCTTTGATCAAGTGGGCGATGTAATCGCAATATGCAAGTTTGATTGTTTTCATTTTGTTTTCCTTTTCGTGATTAAGAATTTGTCTCTTACGCCAAAGGGTCATGCTTAGACCTCAAGTTTAGTTTTGCCATCATCTCTCTGACTCTCTGCTTGTTGGCATCAAGTTCCTCCTGAGTCCATTTTCTCTCGATCTTGGCAACGACGGGCTCTCGATAAGCATGACGAAGTAACTCGGAAAATTGAGGCAAAGAGGGCGGCTCAATGGGTAGATGCTCAAGCACGGCTTTGATCGTATCGGGCGAATTTACATACCAACCAAGTTTCTCTGCCCAATGATTCATGGCATTGACTACCCCTGCGTCGTTACCATCGGGAAGAGTCTGACCCGTTCGCCACATATTGAGAAATCGAGTTCCATAATGCCCTTGCATCGTGGCAAAGATTCTTTGAACCCATGCGTCAGGTAATCTTTTTGACATCGAGGTCGATTGTTCTGACATCGTTAAGTCTCCTTTCATCTCCAAAAATTGCTCGGGCGGCGGCGAGATTCTTTTCGACTGTTGGGCTGATCCGATTCGGTTGAATTTGAGCAATCCATTCTGCTTTAAACCCTGCCCATCCTCTCTCACAACAATGTCTCAAGGCTTGCTCAAGAGAGATGTTTGCTTTAGCGGCTTCTCTTTCAATTCCTTTCAAGGCGGTTGCCGTAAGGGTTGCTTTCTTTGATTTCCTCAATGTCATGAAATCATGCCAAACAGATTCAGAGATGCCGTCAGGCATGACGACGGAAGTCGTCTTTTTCTTTTGATTCTTTGATTCTTGATTGATGATTGATGATTCTTGATTATTGATTGGTTGAACGGGTGTTGAGCGAGTGTTCAACCGAGACTCAGCGGATGCTCTTCCCGCTCTCGATGCTTGCTCATGTTTGGCTCGATACTTTTCAATCTCTCGATCACATCGATCATGCACCCAAGCACCAAGAGAGCCGTCCATCCGAAAGAACTCAAGCATGATTGACTTTCCAAGGTCTTCATTTACTCGACACTTACGAAAAATCATTGCCAAGTCATCATGAGGGAGAGGTCGCTCTGAATCGTAGTAATAGCAAATCAGCCTCAAATAGGCTGACTCCTCGTTGTGGGTCAAGTGGGCGGTATTGCTCACCCATTCCTTGATCTCGAATTGAAAATAGTGCATTGAGAAAGTCCTTTTCGTGGTTGAAGACAACCTCAATGATAGAGGACTATTACATTCAAGGAAACCCCCTCAATAAGTCTTGACGACTACTATTACCTTGCCACCTTTACATGGCTCTTTCCGCATAATAGTCAGTAGGTCTACTTGTGAGTCATCATCAAAAAGATTGGCTTGAACCAATGAATCGAGCAAAGGCTTGAGAATGTTGTCGATGTCTCTGATCCTTTTATCAGGGGCATGAAGAGCAATGATTAACTCTAGTCGTGATGATCCGAACCTAATTGATGTCAGGCTCACTTCATGAGCCACCAATGCTTTAAATTGTCTTGCTTTAGTCGTTAGGAATCGTTGATGCCCTTTGAATCCCCAATAAGTGTTTACTGATGGGGGGTAAGGGAGAGTCAATGTGAGGGTGTTCATTCTGTAATAGTCTCGATATAATAGTCTTCATCGTATCACCCGATGCGATAAACGAAAAGGAGGAATCATGAACTACGACGATTGGCTTGAACAGCCATATCAGGAAGCGGCAGAGCGTGATCATGCCATCGAGCAAGAGGTCGAGAGACTGCTTGAGGATGAGTATGACATTAAAAAGTTCGATGTCTTTGTGGATGCCATCGCCAATGATTGCATGCACATGGCAAAGACTGAGATCGAGCAAGCCCTTGCGACTGGCGACAAGCATCGCTTGGGCGAATTGATCTTTGAGGCGGTAGCCGAGCAACTCGACCTATGGGCTGAGAATGAAGCGGCTGATCGCTACAACAATGGCTTGATCGGTGACGATCGGGACGACATTTAATCATTCAATGAGGAAATCATCATGAAACAATATTCAGAACTTCGCAAAATCAATGTCAATGAACACATTGAAAGAAAAGGGAATCTCTCTTACCTTTCGTGGGCATGGGCAGTCGATACTTTGCTTTGTGAGGATCCAATGGCAACATGGACTTTTCACGCCCCCGTCAGTTATGGCGAAACGATGATGGTCTTTTGCACCGTCACCGCTCTTGGCAAATCTATGACGATGCACTTGCCAGTCATGGACAACAAAAATAATGCAGTCAAGAATCCTGATTCTCGAAAAATTAGCGACGCAATGATGAGATGCCTTGCTAAGTGCATTGCTACTTTTGGAATCGGGTTATACATTTACGCTGGAGATGATCTGCCCTCTGAGGGCGATCCTGATCCTATTGATCTTGAGCCTTTAGTCATCGAAATTCAAAAAGCCGTGACGATGGATGATCTTAAAAAAGCATATATCGCTGGCATCAAGGCTTGCAAAAACGATCAAGCGGCTCAAAAGGTTCTTGAGTCTGCCAAAGATAGCCGCAAGATCGAGATCAGCAATGAAGCCCATGAAGCGAAGGAGAATCAGCAATGATCGAGCAAATCTTTAAAAACATCGAGCAAGGATCTGACGAATGGAAAGCGGCTCGACTTGGTCATGTGACTGCCTCGAACATGGCTGATGTCATGGCAAAGGGCAAAGCAGGGGAAGCCGTAACCCGATACAAATACAAAGTTCGGATCGTTGCTGAAAGACTTACCAATACATCGCCTGAGTCGTATTCCAATTCGGCGATGGAGTGGGGAATCGAGCAAGAGCAATTTGCCGTGATGGCGTATGAGGCGAAAGCCGATGTCTTGACTGATCGAACAGGCTTTTGGCTTCACCCTGAAATCAAGTGGCTTGGTGTATCTCCTGATCGATTGGTAGCCGACAATGGATTGGTCGAGGTGAAGTGTCCGAATACGACGACCCATCTCGACTACATTTTTGCTGGCAAGATTCCTGCTGAATACATGAAGCAGATTCAATGTCAGTTGTGGGTGACGGGGCGAGAGTGGTGTGACTTCATCTCTTTTGATCCTCGCCTCCCTTTAAGGAATCAATTGCTCATCATTCGCACTAGCCGTGATGAGGACTTGATCAAAGAGATGGAATCTGAGACCCTCAAATTCTTGGATGAAGTCGAATCGTTAATCATCAAACTAGGAGAATAATCATGGCAGTAAATAAATTCATAGGCATTGGCAATCTCGGGAAAGACCCTGAGATGCGCTTCATGCCCGACGGCAAGGCGGTGGTCAATTTCAGTATCGCCATTTCGGAAAAATACAAAGACAAAAACGGCGAACAAAAAGAAGTCACCGAATGGATCAACGTGGTATTCTTCGGCAAATTGGCTGAAGTCTGTGGCGAGTGGCTCAAGAAAGGGCAATCGATCTACATCGAGGGCAAACTCAAAACCGAGAAATATCAGAAAGACGGGATCGATCGCTATGTGACCAAAGTCATTGGCGAGAAAATGCAGATGCTAGGCTCAAAGGGCGAATCTAAGCCCTCTGCCAAGCCCTCTGCCGAGCCGACCTCTTTTGATGATATGGATGACGACATTCCGTTCTGATTTACGGGGGGCTGGCGGGTGGATGCACCCAAAAAAACATACTCCTTTTCGTGGTCATGCCCCCCACCCTTTGCAGTTGTCTCACCTCCCTTGAGACTTTCCCCTCGCAATGAGGGGTTTTTTTTGCCCTCAGACCCCCGAAATCGGCTCATCCTGCGATCTTTTTGCCTTAGGCAAGGGGTAGGCAAGGGTAGGGGCGTAACCTCATCTTGAGCCAGCATTCCCAATCTTTACCCGACTTGCTTGGGAGGACATTATTACAAAGAGTTGTTGTCTAGTCGTGATTACTATGATGTAATACTTCTCATCGATAAGGAGTCGTCATGAATTTCACAGCAAAGCAGATAGCAGATCGCATTGAATTGAATCAAGCAATGGGCGAGCGCCTTTGCCCTGCTTTGCGTTGGGCTTACTTTGATTGTTTTTACCCCTCTTGGGAATTATTCCTTGAGGCGACTACCAGTTTGGGGATCAATCCCAAAACCGCTCGGATTCAATTCTTGGCGGGTGTCAAAGAGCAAAAGGCTTGCGCCGAATTAGATGCTCATCTTTAATCATCACGAAAGGAATCAATCATGGTCAAAAAAATCATCTCACTGATCGCTCATGCGATCTTGGCAACCCTCTTTGCAGGGTTCATCGCAGTCATGTTCATCGAATGGATGGCGGGATGCGGCGAACACTACATTGACTCGAAAGGCATTAGCCACGCCAACGAGTGCATCATCATCAACCACGGCTCAAAGTAATCATCATTATTCATTCACGAAAAGGAAATTCAAAATGGCACACTTAATCACAATCAGAGAAAACGGCTTCGCAGAGACTGCATTCGTTGGCGAGACCCCTTGGCACGGCTTAGGTCAAGCAATCGAGCAGGATTCATCAATCGATACTTGGGCGGTTCAAGCAGGCATGAATTGGACTGTTGAGAAAGCCCCTGTGGTCTATCGCACAGACGATCAATTCTTGGGAGGCATCGAGACTTTCGCTGGTCAAAATGTCTTGTATCGCTCAGATACCAAAGCCCCCCTCTCTGTCGTATCAGATCGCTATCATGCGGTTCAGCCCCGTGAAGTCCTCGAGTTCTTTCGCAATCTCGTTGATGTAGCAGGGTTCAAAATTCAAGTCGCTGGCACTCTTCAGGGCGGCAAGAAGTTGTGGGCATTGGCTGAAACTGGTCGATATGGCGATGTTGCCAAGGATGACACCGTAGGCGGGTATCTTTTGCTCTCGACCTCATGCGATCGCTCATTGGCTACGACTGCTCGATTTACTTCTGTTCGGGTCGTGTGCAACAATACTCTTCAAATGGCAATGCGTAAGAGCCAATCGCAAGGCGTAGTCTCGTTCACTCACCTCTCAAAGTTCAACCCTGACCTTTTGCAAACCAAATTGATGGGCGCAGTCGAATCTTTTGGTTCATTTATGGAGATGGCAAAGCATCTGCAATCACAAAAGATGAATGCCAAGGCGGCAGAGGCATTCCTAGCCTCTCTGATCGCTCCAATCTCTCAGGTCAAGGGGGAAGCCTCAGACATCACCAAAAATCGCACCTACGCCAAGATTTTGAGCCTCTTTGATGGCGAGGCAAAGGGCGCTGAGATGGTAGGGCATACAAAATGGGCGATGCTCAACGCCGTCACCGAGTATTACGATCATCACTTGCCATCTCGCTCGAATGACACCCGTCTTGATTCGGCTTGGTTCGGAAAAGGCGATCGAGTGAAAAATAATGCTCTTGATCTCTTGACAGCGTAATAGTCCCCTGTAATACTCACCCCCATGCGTAATACATGGGGGTTTTTTTATGTCTGAACAAATGCAGGGCAGTCAGGCAGTCACCAAGATCAGGACTCTATTCAGAGAGGCGGCAAAGCCTTTATCGATAACCGACATACGTTCGGCTATTCCTGAACTCAAGCCCTCGCAAATCTCGATGACTCTTTGCTACTTCATGAGACAGAAGTATGTGATCCGAGAACAGGTCGACAATCCTCGCCCGAAAGAGCGAAAGAAAATTTGGCAATACACCTATTCTGACAAACGCTACTTAGGATCAATAAATGAAAATTGAAGAAGTCTCGACAGACAAACTTATCCCTTACGCAAACAATTCTCGCACTCATTCAGAGGCTCAAGTGGCACAAATCGCCGCTTCGATTCGGCAATTTGGGTTCAATAACCCCGTCCTGATCGATGAGCAATCGACCATCATTGCAGGGCATGGCAGGGTCTTGGCGGCTCTTAAATTAGAACTAAACAAAATCCCTTGCGTTCGATTGACACATCTTTCAGAGAGCCAGCGAAAGGCATACATCATTGCCGACAACAAGATCGCTCTCAATTCGGGATGGGATGATGAACTGCTAAAACTTGAACTTGAGGGTTTGACTGACATTGAGCAGATTGCAACAGGCTTTAGTCCTGAGGAATTGAATGTTCTTTTTGAAGGTTGGCAATCAAATATTGATCTGCATGAAAAAGATGGAAGCAATCTCGATGGCATTCTTTCAACAATCAAGATCGGAGTGAGCCAAGAGGAAAAAGACTTTGCTCATGAGACTATTACCAACGCCTTAGATCAGGCTGGCATCTCTTATGAATTTAAGTGAGCCTCCTCGATTGAATCTTTTGGCGGCTTATCCTTACATGAGTCGACAATTGATTGAGGTACTTCAAGCGAATCAAGACAAAGTCAGATTCGTTCTTGATTCAGGAGCGTTCACGGCTTGGAAGGCAGGAAAACCAATTGCCCTTGATGACTATTGCAAATTCCTCGATTCTCTTCCATTCAAACCTTGGCGTTATTTCACGCTTGATGTAATTGGCGACCCTGAAGGCACGATCAGGAACTATGAAACGATGCTTTCAAAAGGCTACACGCCAGTCCCAATTTTTACCCGAGGCGAAGACATCAAAATGCTTGACAAATATTTTGAGACCTCTGATGTAGTCGGCATTGGCGGTCTAGTCGGCACTCCTAAAAATAAAGGCTTTATCAATGGGATCATGAAGCACGTTGGCAAAAGGCAAGTGCATTGGCTCGGTTTCACATCGATGGATTACCTTAAACATTACAAGCCCTATATGTGCGACTCCTCATCTTGGGCGGGGGCTTTAATTTACGGCTCGATGAAACTTTACGATCGCAATGGCAATTTTGTAACTTGCTCGAAGCAAGACTTCATGAAAAAGCCATCGGCAGATGTCTTGCGAATCCTCAAAGAATATGAGGTCGATCCCGCCGAACTGGCAATCGCTGGCAATTGGAAAAACTCAGGCAAGGGCGATTATCCAACCGAAAAAGTGGCATTCAGATCGTTCGTCAAGTATCAGAGAGAGATCACAAAGCATCTTGGAACAAGGATGTTCATGGCGGTTGCTTCTGATTGGCAAGCAAAACTCGCCATTGAGGCGTATGAATTTTGGGAAAGGAAACAGAGATGAAAAAAGTAATGGTTGTTTTATCAGGGGGTCAAGATTCAACGACTTGCCTCTATTGGGCAAAGGAGAATTTCGATGAGGTGCATGCCATCACATTTGATTATGGACAAAAGCACAATCGAGAACTTGAGGCGGCGGCAACCATTGCAGAGATGGCGGGAGTCGAATCTTGGCATCTCGTTCATGTTCCCGCTATCCTCAAAGGTCGAAGCCCTCTGACGAATCCCAATGAGACTCTTGAGCAATATGAAAATTTTGACGAGATGGATCAGATCATTGGAGATCGAGTCGAATTAACATTCGTGCCAATGAGGAATGCTTTTTTCCTGACGATTGCCGCAAACTATGCTTTAGAACTAGACTGCTTTGATCTCGTTACGGGCGTATGTCAGCAAGACAATGCCAATTACCCTGATTGCCGTCAGCAATTCATTGACTCTCAACAAGAAACGATCAATGAGGCTCTTGGCATCAAGCACTTTAAGATTCACACCCCATTGATGTGGTTGAGCAAGGCGGCATCGATTCATCTTGCAAAAACGCTTGATGGTTGCATGGATGCTCTTGCCTTTTCTCATACTGCCTACGATGGGCAATACCCCCCCATTGGCAAAGATCATGCGACACTATTACGAGCGCAAGGATTCCTCGATGCTCATACGCCTGACCCTTTGATCGTGAGAGCATGGCAAGAGGGCTTGATGGAATTGCCAAACACACCTAATTACGAGGGCTTGACCAAATGAGTATTTTGACCGAATCAATTAAAAACCGCATCAAGCAAGATGGCGGCTCTTTCTTTGCCAATGACAATATCGCTAAGTATTTTCAAGGAAATGAATTAGAACTATTACAGAATGAAGTCGAGGGAAAGATCAAAGATGTCCTCGAGACCTTGATCATTGACATTGAGAATGATCACAACACTCAAGAGACTGCCAAGAGAGTCGCCAAGATGTATATCAAAGAGGTGTTCTCAGGCCGTTATGTTGAGCCACCGAAAATTACGGAGTTCCCTAATGCCAAACAATTTGACGAAATCTATACTCTCGGTCCTATCACTATTCGATCTGCTTGTAGCCATCACCTTGTACCTATTACTGGTCGTGCTTGGATCGGCATTCTGCCTTCTGATCGTGTTATTGGGATCAGTAAGTTTGTGCGTCTCGTTAATTGGATTATGGCTCGCCCACAAATTCAAGAGGAAGCCACAGTCCAATTGGCAGACATCATCGAGAGACTGATTGCCCCTAGAGGGTTAGCAATCGTCATCGAGGCAAAACACCAGTGCATGACATGGCGAGGTGTCAAAGAGTCGGATACTGCAATGACATCAAGCGTGATGCGTGGCGTGTTCCGTGATAAACCCGAGGCGAGAGCCGAATTTTTGAGGTTAATTAAATGATCAAAGCAATCCGTTACCACGACATCTCAGTAGGTCATCGAGTGACCAATCATGAGAGTAAATGCCAACACCTTCATGGTCACAACTATCGAGTTCACTTCCATTGCGAAGCCCCCTCCCTTGATGAAATTGGTCGAGTCATTGACTTCTCAGTAATCAAGTCTACTTTGTGTATGTGGCTTGAAGACAATTGGGATCATCACTTCCTCGTCTATACCCTTGACCCCTTGGCGGCGGCTCTCAAAGGTATTGATCCAACGGTCGTTGAAGTCCCGTTCAACCCTACCGCAGAGAACATTGCCATTCATCTAGTCAAAGTCGTCGCCCCCGAATTGCTGAAAGACACGGGCGTCACTCTTGTCGAATGTATTGTCGATGAGACCCGCAAATGTTCGGCGAGTTTTTCAATATGAAGATCAGGCATTACACATGGGAGGAATTTGATGAAGCACTTTCTAGAATCGAAAAGCCAATTTGTGATAGTTTCTGCCCTATCCCTAGGGGTGGTCTTGTTTTTGCTGTGGCGTTATCCCATAAGTTTGGACTCCCCCTCGTTGAGCGACCCACGAGAAAAAGCGTGTTCGTTGACGATATTGCAGACTCAGGAAAAACAATCCTCAACTGGAAAATCAAATACGGGAACACTCCCTCGATCGTGCTTCTTCGTAGGGCGACATGCTCTCCGATAGGCATTGCGTCGTCTGAAGTCATTGAAGGCGATGAATGGATCGTCTTTCCTTGGGAGAATAAAGAGAAAGCACAGGAAGA